TGTAGATGTGCAAGAACTCGGCACAAATAAGATGTGGGATGGTTACATGATAACTATCACGCAAGATGAAGCATCCGCGCAACAACCTTACGAAGAAGTATGTAAGGTCGGGTTACTTCAGCGTTTTATCGGTGTTAACGATGAAGGTCGCGCTGTTAAGTTTATTCCGGTGGGTGTCCATGCCGAGAAAATGGTACGCTGGCTTCAGTGACCATGATAAAAAAGACGCCGCCTTTCGGTAGCGTCTTTTTTTTTTTAGTTAAGGCTTTCTATATTCGCCATCTCTAATTATAAAGGCACCTGTGTTACCTTCATGTGCAACTGCTAAAGATGTACCGTGTACTTGTTTCACATAGACAGTCTCATCCATATACGCTATATAACCAGGTGCATGGTGATCCTCGCCGTCATCATAAATAGATTTTGTTAATATAACCGCATCACCTATTTTAATATCACTCATACAAACTGTTCTCCTACGAGTTTATCACTATAAAGCATTACTCCTAATGTTTCAAGAATAACACGATGTTGTAATGTCACGTCGAGAATAATTCGTTTAATATCGATAACACGCATAATCTCATCAGGAATACCGTTACCTAAAACATACATGTCGTTAAGATATATAAGAGGAAGTTTATCCTTTTTATTTTCTTCTAACCATCGTGTTAAACGACCTTGTAACTCAATGTCTTCAATAGAGTTTACCCAGTTAACCATTGCGACACGAGAAGATATCGTTGTAGGAATCTTAATAACATCATAAGGCGGAACTGGAATTTCACCATACTTAGGTGCAAAGACTTCTTTCCATAACAAATGCCTTGCATAAGGAGACTTAATTCCTTCGAGTGCATATGCTTCTGGACTCTTGATCTTTGACTTTTTCAAGTAAATTGGTTCACCTTTAAAGACGCTTTCTCTAATATTATTTTCAAGTTTTATAATACGATCAAGAACATAATTAAATTTAATCTTTTCATTATTCGCTACTGTGGATAGAATATACTTCATGATATCTTTAGCATCTTGAATAACGAATTTAGGTACAGCACTATTCTTTAAGTGCACACCTTTAATTTCTATATCTGGTTCTTTAAATACGTTACCTTCTTGAATAACAGTATAAGCAAAATAATGTTTACTAACTTCAGCAGGTACGTGAACCAACCAAAGGAACTCATTCTTCATTGCAAGAGTATTCAGATGATCGTCCGAAATGTTCATACCCTTAGATAGAATAGCGAGTTGATTAATAATAGCCTGTGCCGCCATAAAAGCAACACAACCAGTAGTTGCAATAGAGACATCATTAATCTTAAAGTCACCGTTATATAACCACGTCACCCAACCATCTAAAGTAAAGCAGGTTGAGTCAGTGTCACTTAACACAACAGTTCTTCGACGCATATGTTTCAACCTGAAAGAATTACCAGGCAGAATGTCAGTCATAAAGAAACAGTTAAAGAAACTCTTATAATTTCTAAGTACATTTTCAACATGTCTAGAAGTATGATAAATACTTGATGCTAAACCAGATTTAGTTTGAAACATCTTTTCATAATCTTTACCTTGTCCCTTGGCTTGACTATAAAAAATATGGTGTACAAAGTTTAAAATATTCTCATTGATAGAGTGAATATCTTTACAAATAGATTCATCTGTATCTTCAGCAACAACAGGTTGAATCATTTCATTAATAACAGTTCTCATGAAATCATCATTGAACTTACGAATATGATATAGGTCACCAATATAACAAATAGCGGCTAAATGATAACCTGTTAACTTTTGCAAATAAGGAATAATTTTATTCTGATAGAATTTCTCATCACGGAAATAAAGATCAGAACTATATCTAAGAACACTAACAGTTTCTTCAACGGAAGGTATGTGTAGATTATGTTTATCTACAACAGCTTTAATAGCCTCGACGTTAGCGTAAGTAGCGGTATAAATAACATTGTTGATAACGTCCATACCACGAGGATAAAAACGATTACCAGCAATAAGCTTTTCATTACTTGCGTTACTTAAGCTAGTAATAGTTCTAGTGATACTTGTTAAGGTAGAATGTGCAGTTGGATTATGTAATATACATGCAGCTTGAGCAAATGCACCTGATAAAGAGTTATTATAAATCTTCATCATGTTCTGTTCATTGTTCTTAGCATCAGCAAGTTCTGCTTTACCTTCAGCTTTAGCTTTCTGACCAGCCTTCTTAGCGATACTACGTTTCTTTACGTTAACAAAAATAAATTCTGATAACATACTCTTTTTCTTATTTGCATTCATGTAACTTGTAAATGTCGGAACAAGTACATTCTTTTCTTTGATATTCGTATTGATATAACTTAATAAAGAAGTGTCTTTAACTTCTCTGTCGCCATTCTCTTGACGTTCAAAATAACGAACGTTTTTATCTTTAAAATGTTGTCGAAGAACTTTCTTTGCTTTGATGTCTGCTTCTTCTTTAGACAGATTACGACTAATCTGAATATAGCTCGACAATTGTTCTAGATATCCTAGAACTGGATTTAATTGATTGTGATACTGAGATTTATCTCGAAAGAAAATATCAAGCATGATTATGTCCTTAATTTTATCATCGCATTTCTTGTAAAATAAAAAATAAAGTAATTGGCATTCCTTTGAGAAATGTTATGAATCGCTATCTACGGAGCTAATAACCATGTCAGATTTAACTGTCCAGGAACAAGAAGACATTATCAAGACCACGAAAATCGCTGATAATGCTGTCGTTCTTTCAAATGTTGTTGAACTCGCCACAAGTGTCATCATTAAGATCGCTGGTAAAGATATTGCTGACAGTGTCGGTAATCAGTCTTTGAACAGAAACATGTTATCGAATCTTGTTGCTAATCGCATCAAAGAAAAAGTTTTGAAATAAGGAGTCCAAGATGCTTTCTCAGTCTTCAGTTTCGATTGGTACTAATTTAGCGGAAATCGCAGCAACCTCTGGTATTAAACTGGTTGCAAAACAATCCACACTCATGCAGGAACTGGTTGCCGCCATCGGCAACAACATGTTCAGCAAAATTGAAAAACGTGATTATATCGAGCCGACTATTCTACACGCCTCGATTGGTCAAGATGTGCTTGTTAAACAAATCAAGACCTATACAGAATCCAATCATGACACCGTGATGGATAATTACCAAGTTGATCTGGCCAACCTTATTGCCAACCATATTGCTTTTGCACGCGGTATTGTTAATAAGGAAATCAACTTGCTGAAGGAAAAGATCCTTGAAGGTCTTTCTTCATTTAAATACAAAGAAGCTGAAGATTTCTTCAGTATCACTTATTTTAAGATGGCGGATGTTTTTAGTTCTTATATCATCGAGAATGAAATCAACAGCTATAAGAATTCAAGTAATAAGTTTTTCTTTGATCCCGTTGATCTGTCTAAGCTGGTTAAGGAAGAATTTGATCTTGCTTCCTATATTCTTACAGGTGACGCTGATCAAGATGCATTAATCAATGGTTGGTTTGCTTCTGTCGGTAAAGACAAACTGTTGGGTTATCTTACGGAGAATGTTCCTGAGTATGCTCTTTCAGTTCACAACCTGATGAATTATTCACTGATCAATTACCTGTTCTACAGAAACCTGTTGAATAAGGCTGATCTTGAGCTGGGTTATTCTTCTGTTCAGTTGAAGAGCAAGTGTGTTGCTAATCGTGATTACTTCGGCAATAAGCTTTCCGTTGCTCTGGATCTTTATCGTAAAGATATTCAATCTGGTCGTCTGTTGACCGCTGACTCAGAAACTGCCTTCTCTTATTTCAGTGACAAGTCTTTGGCTATCACTGTTTACGAAGAAAGCTTTGCTCGACTGGCTGAAGCTGGTTGCTCAGTTGAAGTGTTGTTTGGTTTCATCTCAAGTGAAAACCGTAACAATGTAACTGCTGACGAACTCATTGCTAATAAAGATACCTATCTTGCTAAGTGGAATTCCACCAGAAGTTTGTATCTGATCTCTATGAACAATAACAAACTTGATATCTTCAAGCAAATCGCTTGTAGTAAGTTTGATGAATCTATTGTTGAACTGACTGATGAAGAAAAGGAAGTTTCTAATAACTCTTCCCATTTCTTTGAAGAAACCAAGGAACAAGCCTACAAGTATATTGACGGTCTTCAGTTGTCGGAAATTGACAACCTGGATAAAATCGCTCTTGACCTTGTTGGTAAAGTTCGTTTCCGTTTCAGCAATGCACACTTCCTGTTGAACGAAATGTCAGAGATTCTTAAGATGTCTGATGATATCGATCCGATGGAAGCTGCGCTCTATGCGAGTGTCAAATATGTTACTGACTTCCTTATTCAGCAGTGCGATGTAATAAGAGTCTAATATTTATCAAGTATCTACCTGGGAAATTCCCAGGTAGATACTTTTGATTTATCTTAAATAACATATATAGTAAGTGACTAAGCTTTAGGAGTTAACAATGAGAAAATTAACCAAAGAAGAAATTATATCAAAATTTGTAGAAGTTCACGGTGACAGATACGACTATAGTAAAGTAATATATTTAGGTATATTTATAAAAGTTATTATTATATGTCCTATACACGGAGAATTTAAATGCACACCTCATAATCATCTATATAAAAAAGGTTGTAAAAAATGTATGGGTGATAAAATAGGTAATTTAAAACGTTCTAATACTGAAGAATTTATACAAAAAGCAATAGAATTTCATAATAATAAATTTGGTTATGACAATTTTATATATAAAGATAGCTATACTAAAGGATATGTTACTTGTTTTAAACATGGAGATTTTTTAATATCTCCTAATAACCATCTAAGAGGTAAAGGTTGTCCAAATTGTAATATCGATAGATTAAATAATAATCATCATAATAAATTAACAACACAACAGTTTATAGAAAAAGCCAGGATTATTCATGGTAATAATAATGATTATTCTGAATCAATTTATAGAAACGCTCATAAGAAAATAAAGATTAAATGCTTAAAAAATAAAAAACATGGTTATTACTATCAAAAACCTAACAATCATTTAAATGGTCAAGGTTGTCCTAAGTGTAATTATTCCAAAGGTGAAAAAGCTTTAGAAGAATTATTTATTAAAAATAATATAAAATATGAACCTCAGTTTAAGTTTCCTCACTATAATTTTGAATATGACTTTTATCTACCAGAATTGAATATACTTATTGAGTTCCATGGTATACAACATTATGAACCAGTTGAAGCTTTTGGTGGATTAACTGAATTTAAAAACATACAAGACAGAGATGCTAAAAAAAGAAGTCTTGCTTGGGATTATAGAATACCTCTTATAGAAATACATTATAAAAACTTTGATCTACCAAGAGAACAATTTGAACAATTAATTATCAATAGAATTAAACACTAGTCTACAACTAGTGTTTTTTTTTTTCTTTTTATTTATTTTACAGATGTTTTGAACAGATTCAATTAACTTTTTCCATCGAGGGTTGTATGCTTAATTTAGCTGAAATAACCATTTATTACGTCAATAATACTTTCCAGCCTGAGCTGAGAAAAAGTATCTATAATTCATTATCACTATTAGAGTCATTCGGTAGAAAGTTCTACGAAGATAAACTGATTGATCTCATTCAAAGAGAAGATGATATCACGTCTGACACTAAGCGTGATATGTTTATCCATACTGTTCAAAAAGAAATTGAACATATTATCAAAGAACACTTTATATTCCTGAATGCAGATATAACTGTAACATTGAATGAAATGAATGAAGTTGTTAACTTCCTTTATATTGTTCAAAGTTTAGAAGATTATGGTCAAGTATCTTACCGTCTTCATGCAGAAGACACCGCTAGAAATATCATTGTTGATTTGATTGATTATTTAAGTTTACTTGATAAACCTAGAATTATGGAAATTATAGCTCATGTGGAAGATCATTTCATTGCTTCTTTAAAAGAGTTTATTAAAGATAAAGAAGAAGCTGATACAGAAAAATTAGACATTAAACATCTCAAATATCTACGTCACTTTTTCCAATTTATAGAAAATACTAAATGTTTAGGACACACCCTTTTTAATGAAGGTTATAGTTCTTTAACACTACATGAATTTAATGAACTTATTTCTATGAACATTGGTACTTATATTGATAAGACCATTATGGTTAATAGAGGACAAGCTGCGTTAGATTGTTTAAGTGTCTTATTGGTTTGTCGTGATTCATATGAAATACCAATTTTGAAGTTTAAACAACATACAACGATGTTCACACATAACCTTGAAAATGTTACTAAGCTTGAAGCTTCAATGTTGAGTATGTTAAATGACTTTAATATGTTCCTTGAAGTTAGAAAACAAGAAGAGGTGCTCAATGCTAACTAAATTAGAATATCTTAGGCTGGCTATAGCTAGTAATAAAATTGAAGATAAAACTTGGTACTTCTCGTGTTTTGCTATACCTATTTTAAAACAAGAAAGTGACTGGGCTACTAAATGTAAACAGTTTGATATTGTAACTCAGTTGGATGGTTTATATTATGTTGAAACAGGTGTTGGTGGTGAACTAATACTTGAGAAAATATCTGACTATGTTAAAGACGAGCCTCTGTATCGTTTTCAGGATATGGTAACAATTGATCCTTCTTGGGGTCCTTTTATTACTTCTAAGACTGAAACAAAGCTTGGTGTTCTTATCGTAAATGCACTTATTCTATATCCTGCATTTAAGAATAAACTTGGTTATATTAACGAAACAATTAAGATTGGTAATATTGAGAAACTTTTAGCTGAACGAGTTGTTAGTGATAAAGACGCTAAAGAAACAGACATTACTGTAACAGAAATGATTAAGTGTTTTGATCGTTTTAGTTTCTTAACCAATCTTGCAAATATTATTAATATCTCTGCAACAAAGAAAGCAATTACACCTCCTCCTAACATCCTGAAAATTAAACAGGAGATGATGAAGGAATATGAAGGACAACTCCATGATCCAGTTAAACTGGTTGAACTGGAACAACGTCTAATTAAGATTGATAACGAATACTTGGCAGATGACCCTGCAGCTAAGAATATCTTTAATAGTAAATCAAAAACTGCTCGTAAGAAAAGTTTCTTAATCTATGGCGACACTATGGATTTTGAAAAATCTACAAATGCTAAAACTGTTTCAGGATCTTTATTGGAAGGTCTAAGTACCGACCCTGAAGACTTTCCTAAATATATGAACGATCTTCGTGTAGGTTCTTTTGCACGAGGTGGTTCTACACAGCTCGGTGGATACACCTACAAGATCCTACAACGCTCTCTATCAAACTTATCGATATCACCTGTCGAGTGTAACACTAAACGTGGTTTAAAGCGTGTTATAACATCTTACAACGTGAATAAATTACTTAACCGTTATGTAGCCATTGGTGGTAAGTGGACACTCATTGAGTCTATTGATGAAGCTAAAAAACTAATGGATAAAGAAGTAATGATTAGAAGTAGTATGTACTGTACTTCTCCTAAGAGTACTATCTGTTATAAATGTATGAATGAAATGTATAAAAATATCCCAACTGGTGTAACAAACATTGCATCAGAACTTTCAGGAACTATTCTTGGTATGTTTATGAAATTAACACATGGTAAGATTAATGAATCTACCACTATCAATATGAAAGATTTAGTGACATAAGAAGAATCCTGACAGAGTAATCTCTGTCAGGATCTTTATTTTGTTTTTAAGAGTTTTTTAATATCTGCTTCAAGAACTGTTGTATCTGTATAGTTATAAAGATTTATAACGGGAATGTTATTATCATTTGCAATTTTAATAGCTGTTCCAGTGCCACCTGTTTTAGATGTACATTGTTCTCTGGTTGTTGCGCCATCTGGTGTCCAGCACAAAACAAAGTCAACAGGTTCTTCTAAATGTGCACCAAGAACTTGACCCACATTACGAGCATGTAGACGCTTCATTCCTTGGGTAAGTTTAGCCCAATGACTTAAAGCAACTTCTGCTTTTGCAAAATGTCCTGGGTTAGGATATAAGCCTGTGTCCTCATGTTTGTTAAAACCTTTCCATGGCAACCAGATTTCTTTCTTTCCATCAACTGAGTTACAACCAAGTTCAAATGCTGTATCAGCACCGCCAGCTGCACCAGAACGTAATGTATAACCTCTCTTACCTAAGAGACCTGCGATTTTGAACATGAGCTTAAGAATAGGTTCAGGAGTTTCTCTGGAACCTATACCTGCGTAGATTTTTAGTTTCATTCTATCACCAAAACAGTTCTAGGATAAATGTGATCTAAATTAAGAATAGTCCCACAATAGGGACATTGATGCGGATATTTCGACGGCATAGATGTTAACATTATACCGTTATGTTTCACTTTACCAGCTTTACACTTATCACAAATATAATCAATAATCTTAATACCTTTGAGTTTTATTTCACTCACTTCGTCAGTCCGTTCTGTCATAATCTATCTTTCTCATTTGTCACACTATCTTATTAGAATTATTTTTAATTACATATATAAAACTTGACAACCAATTTGAAAAGGAGCTATTCATGTCCCATTTGAACGTCGAAGAATTGAAGTTACCTGAAGAAGAGTTTGCGAATATATCGCACCGTCAGCTTCTTGATTTGTTTAATAAACATAAGAAGATATCTGTACAAGTAGGTACAAATAATAGATTGGATCTTACTTATATATCTGGTATGAAATATGGAATTAAGTTTACTGAGGTAATTGGTCTATCTCATGTTCAAAAACTTCCATGCTTTTATGCCGACGGTCCTGATGAAGAACGTTACAAAACAGTTACAGATAAACCTTTGTCTCCATTAAGTTTTAGTCAGGCTGTAAAAACATTTTCAATGTACTACAAGAAACTAAAACAAGGTAGGATAATGAAGATTAAAGATCTGAATGACGACGAGATATATGAGATCGTCCGTACCATGAATGAACCTATTGCTGATTGTGTGTAATAAAAATATCCCACAGCCTTTGAGCCGTGGGATATTTTTTTTGTTACATCATGTAGAAATTGAACAACATTTGCTTCTGTGGTTCCGTCAAACCTTCTGCAACCATTTCCATGTTGATTTCATCCAGAGCCTTACGACGAGCCTTCGAATCAGCCGTTTGGATGATCAGATAAACCAGACGACGGTTCTGGGTGTATTCATTCGGACTACCAGGCCAGTTTTCCGGGAAACGGAAGATAAACTTCTCGTTAAAGATACCATCCTTGTTCTTATTGAAGAACGAAAGAATCGTGTTGAATTCGCTATTGAAAGCTTCTTGCGTAGCAGCAGCAAACGTGCTCTTGATAGCCTTGAACAGACTATACTGCCATTTGCCACCGACTTCAGGAACCATGACATTCTTCTTGTCCATGGCTTCGGCATAGCCGGTCAATTCAAGTTCGACTTTATACACGGGCTTAAATCCTTTTTGAGGTTGAGAGACAGAAGCTTTAGGCTGTGCAACGGCGGGAGCAACAGCTTCAGCAGGCTTAGTTTCAGCAGTAGGTTCTGCCGGAGTTTCTGGAGCCTTTTCTTCTTGCTCTCCAGATTGTTGGTTTTGCTCACCAGTTTCCTGTTGAGTTTGTTCAGCACCAATTTGCTCAGCTTGTTCTTGCTGTTGCACTTGTTGCTGTTGTTCCTGAACCGGAGGAACTGCTTTTTCTTCAAGCTTAGGACCGGCTGTACCAGTACTAGATCTTTGTTGTGTTTTATTCTTGCTCATTTAAAACTCCTTACAATCCAAAGGTTTTTTCCAAAATATTTTCCGCTGTTTGTTTGGCAATATTGACCACAGGGAAACCATAAGAGCTTGCCACCTTGATAATGAAAGACGATTTACCAGTCTCTTTTGTCACTTCACTGACACGACATGCTCCGTCCTTGCTCCACGTAATTAAGCACAACGTAATACTATTGTTCTTATCACCGAAGACCATACGGACATTACGTGCAAGCATAGCCTTCACAGCATCAGGAATGCGATCCCAGGCTTGGAAATGCTTCGTGGCAATATCTTTAGATGTAAGTGTGTTAAAATAATGCTTGGAGTCAATCTCGTTAAAGTTACGCCAAGGAATATAAACTTCAACATGAAGGTCAGACAGAGCTTGAAGCTTTGCCAGAAAATCTTTATCATCACCGTTAACACGAACAGTGATACCCTTGGCAATAAGTTTACTACCAATGTTAAAAAGACTATTTTTAACTTCAGGAGGAAATTCACGATCAACATAGATCGTTACGGGAATATAAGGTTTCTCAACCTTGTCTTCTTTTTTAGGCCAAGCACCACGGTTTCCACCACCGCCACCGCCTTTGTTACCCTGCCAACCACCACTACTGTTACCACCGTAACTTTTCTGCGAACCAGAGCTTTCTAACTCACTGACATTCACAGAACTTACATCGCCTAGTTCGTCAAACATGTTATACTCCAAAGTTAATTTTTATTCAGGGAAAAGATAAACGTAAGTTGTGCGTTATAATTTACCGTAATAATTAGGTCTACTAAAATATTGAAATACAATTAAAAAAAGACTTAACCCCGGCGCAAACCGAGGTTAAGCTTTTTGTTTTGATATGTGTATTAGTTCGAAACGACGGTGCCGTTAACGAAGTATTCCGTGTCAGCAACAGTTGACTTAACGAAAATCTTTTCGTTAGGTGCAAGCAGGATGTTTTCCAGAATGGTTGTATCGCTGAAAGGAACTTCCAGCTTAAGAACCTTATCAGAAGCAGCCGGAACACCCGATGTGCTGATCCAAGCTTCGACCTGAGCATTTTCAGATGCAGAGGTATTGAAGATAGTAGCAGAACAAGAGATATAAGCAACGTTCGGCAGAGCGTTAGCATAGATCTGGGTTTGGGCTGTGCCGGCGATTGAGGAACCAGCCAAGCGACCAGCCTTCAGAACCTTCGGGTTGTTTTCTTCGACACCAGACAAACGAGCAACAACGTCAACACCAGACATAACCTTGATGTAGACACGCTCGCCTTGACCAACGATAACCTTGTTCAGTTCGGCTGAGTTAACAGCACCGACCAATTGGATGTCGTCAATGAAGTAATCGATGCTCGTCAGGTTAGCAGGGTTGCTCTCAGTTGACAAAGCAATAGCGATAAGAGCATCACCACCCAGATCATCTTTGAAGAAGCTCAGATCGACGACAGCGTGCGTCTTAGAACCAGGGCAAACATACACTTCTTGCGGCGTGCCAGCGACAAGTGTAAACTTAGAAACGACAGGATTCAGAATTCCCATTATTTTCTCCTAAATAGAAAAAAGACTCGGACAAACGAAAGTAAGTACAATCACTTCATTTAGTTTTTCGGAGATACTTATTCCCAATGTTTACGGAATAAATACTCCTTGACTTCGTGTTGATGTTGATGTAAACCGTGCAGAAATTGTTATCTACATTGGCTTCAATAACCAAATAGACTTTCTCAATCTCTTCTTCAATATTCTTAAGCGCTAAGAAACTTGGAATATCATAGCTAATTTTAATAATAAGTTTTTGTTTAAGGTCAATACTGTCTTTAATAAGATCTGAAAAATCAATATCTTTATCCTTATTAGTAATTTTAAGTTTATGTTGTTCTATATCAATAAATGTATCGGTGACATCGAACCTATACAGATTCGGTGTATCATCATTAAGTGCTGTATCAATGTAAGACATACGATTAAACAAATCAGCAGCATTCACAATGAACGGGAAACTAACTGTATTTTCATATAGGAAAGGTGTTTTATCTCCCACAATCATATATGTCCTTGGTTGAGAAGGCATAGGGAGCAACATATATTTAATATCCACAAACTCAGACAGTCTATAAATATCTTTATTTTCTAACTTATTAATTTTAATACAACAAGTTGTAACATAGTTACGAGGAATCTGTCTGTAAAATTCTTTAATTTGATTAACAACTGGTGGAATATAACCAATGTTTGTAACGAAAATAGATGAGTTATTTCGTTTACCAAGCAAAGCTGGATCATCGGAGGTACTGATAAAACAATGATTCAGATCGTCAAGATTACCAGAGCTAAAATACATATCTCTAAAGTAAAAGATAAAGTCTTTACTATCGTAGGACTTTTTATATTCTGCATAAGATAAAGTGTGTTCCATAAGAACTGTATCTTCAGTAGGGTTATTAATACGAGCGTAATTTGAACCAATAACTGAATAAGTGTCAGCGATATTATTACAATAACTATAGTTATCATCTTTGGGTTCAGTGTGAGCTTTTACCCAATCGATAGTTAAGATACAGTTTCTTTCTTTAAACAACTCACGATAATGAATAATCTTTTCCCATTCACCAATATGGGTGATAGTTTTACCGTCAAGCCGTCGCCAATTATTTCTAATCCAGTTATCTAAATTTTCTTTATATGCACTAACAATATAATTACTATCAGTAAAGATTGCAATCTCTACCAAGTCTTCTATCTCAGATGCTTTCTTTAAACCAGCAACAACAGCTTTAAGTTCAGCCTCATTGTTGGTACTCTGAGGATTACCTACTGCTTGAATAATTTCAATAACATTATGCACTGCTATAGGAGAAGTGCTTTTTTCTTTTTTCACACCAGTCGGTGTAAAGTACAATGTTCCATGATGAGGGTGCTTATGATTTTTGGGTCTTTCAGCGTCGGAATAACTGTAACCAAAAATACCAAAACCAGCAAACCCAGGGTTAGGTCTACATGCACCATCTGTGAAAAGAACTAATTTATTAGTCATCTATTACCTTTAACTAAAAGAAAATCCAATTAACCAATAAAAAAATTAAACCAAAACACAGTATTAGAGTAAATACAATTTTTAATATAACACCAAAGGTTATATTTGATCTTACCTCTTTTAATATTTTATCTATTTCGGTATCGATGTCAGCACGAATATTACATGTTATAACATCAATAACACTTTTTTCTGCTTTATGCTTATCTATATTTAATTCAGTTTCTAAAGTTTCTACTAATGTTGGGTTTGCTTTATGTTCTGTTTTCGGAATAGAATTTTCCACAATTATTCTCCTTGTTTATCCAGAGAATAACGTTATGATATTATCCATTCTAATCTCTTAATTATTGTAACCGGTTTCTTTGTTCTTCATTGTACTTTTTAAATTGTTCTTCCTCAGTATCTTTCATACTGTTAAAACTTTCATAGATGCTACGGATAACCGCAAAGTTCTTATTTAAAAAGTAATTTAAAACACTACATACTTTAGGAAGCAGTTTTCGATAATTGCCACTAACTATCCTAACAGGGTAGTTATTTTTGTTTATATGGCTAAACAAAATGATGAGTGGTAAAAGCTTATCGACATCTAGATCTTCTTTAGAATTATAAATAATAGATTCAAGTTCTTTAAGATACAACTCTTCAAGCTTTCTGGGTTGAAGAAGAATTGTTCGGCTCGGCATAAAAATCGAGCCATCAATATTGAATTCGAATACACCCTTAGCTGGTGTAAAATAAACATCTTTACGTTCGATGACTTGTTCTTGAGCAAAGATGTTTTTAATATTCGAGTATAACTGATCATTAGAAAGAGGTTCAGAAAGCGGCTGTTCCAATGGAACCGTTGTAATACTTTCAGTCTCTTGAGGTTTAACATCAATTACTATTTCTTCGTTGCGTTCGTACAGCGGCTTAGGTTTAGTCATTTTAATATCCTTAGTGGATTTATAGATAATCACAAAATAACCAGATATATATTTTTTCAATAACCTACTTTTCCAAAGAAAGGAGCAATAATGAAGAAAATTGCTTATGTTGTTTTTAGCTTATTTGTTTCTCTGTTTCCGGCATTTGCAGGCGCAGTATGTTTCACAGAAGCTAAGATGGAGTCTAAACTGAATGACTTAGTCTTTGTTGTTTATTGTGAAGATAGGACGGATGAGACAGCAATGATGCTGGTTCTATCCACTGTCTATAACAGAGCACAAAGTCATGACATTAATTTGCTTCAACATGAAGTCAGTAAGAAGAATCAATATTACTGCTTTAACATGAAGTCAAAGATAAAGAAAATAGATAAGGTAGCGTACAGCCAGACTTATGACCTGGTTTGTGATTTCATTCAACAAGAACGAAGTCCTATTACTCGAGCGCGATACTTTTATAACCATAAGCTTGTTCAGCCTAGTTTTGTTCGAACTTTGAAAACTGTTCAAGTGTACGGTAGTCATACTTACTTAATGTAAACTAAGATCTAGGGAGAGGAAACTCTTCCTAGATTTGATTTTATTTTAGTTACATATATATAAACTGACATTAATTGCCAGGAGATATCATGAACAAACTTTACAAGTCTTTTATTAACGGTACGGCTGTCATCATAATGCTTCTGTTGACCTTATCCGTATACGAACATTTTTACTATTAAGGAGATATCATGTTTTTTGAAAATGGTCTTCATATCGTCGAGGAACGATTTAAAAACTTCCTCTCTGGTTTCCGTATGTTACACAATACATCCGGGAAACATATGAACATCGGTGTGTTGTTTTCTGGTGGTGTAGATAGCAGTGTTCTTTTGGAAGTTGTCAACAAATACAAAGGGACATTCAATTTCTCGATTACCATTTTGTATATCAGTTTTGGTGATTTTTCTAACACAGCCATTGCTGATAACCTGGCTATCAAAGCAGCAGCAAAGTATCGGAATGAAATACAATTCGATACCTGTAACCCTGGAGATAAACAGTCTTCAGTAAAAACAGCTGCAAAAGAAGCAATGAAGAATATTGCTTTTTTCCAAGAAACTGGATTTGGTTTTAACTGGTCATCACATCGACGATCAACTTGAAACAGTTTTATTCCATATGTTCCGTGGAACAACTGTTGACGGTCTGGCTGGTATGGATTACATGACTGACTGGATTGAAGGTGAAGATGTCCGTGTGTTTGGAAAACCTTTCCTTGATGTTAAGAAGACTGAGATTCTTGACTATGCTCGTTACTGCAAACTCAAGTTTATTCAGTCTGAAGAGAACTATGACATTGATGTTTCGGATCGCAACTATATCCGGAACAATATTGTACCTTTGGTGCAGCATCGTTTTAACCAAAATGCAATAATTCAAACCATCGACAATGTTAAAAAGTTCTTGAACGAAAAGAAAGAACCAGTCATTGATGTCATCATCGAAGAAGGTGCTTGGTCTCTTGATCAGTTCATCCGCTTACCTATCGGTAATCGTGTATTTGTTGTACGTGAATACCTTTACCGGCGTCATGGTAAACATCTTGAACCAAAAGTAATTTCCGATTTACGTAAAAAACTGGAAGAAGACTTGACTGAACTTTGTCTTGACTTAGGTCACGGCTTTGTTCTCAATCGAGTTATGAATTCGGTTGCAGTCGAGAAGGTATCAAAGATAAACACCAAGGCATAGAAGAAGAGGGGAAACCCTCTTCTTTTTTTCTTTCTTCGTTTGAAATTTCTTCAGTTACATATATAATAAGTGATATTAATTTAATGCTCTTAAGTGAGCGAGGAGAAAATCATGTCTGAACTTTCTATGTTAAAGGTTTCTTTGCCTTCTGATATTATCGAGTATGTTCGTGTTGAACTGGGATATCAACTTACCCCTATTTGCGAACAGAATGATAACGGTTTTGTGGTAGTTATTCACAATGCCGAACTTGATGATCGTGAGATCAATCTTGTTATCACACGGTTTCAAAATGAGTATTTTCGCACTGTTTGCGAAGTTACTGCCTGCAATAATCAAGCCGGGTTCCAAGTTACTGTTACCTGGCTTTAAGGAGAATATCATGTTTGGTATAAATATGTCTAATCAGATCCAAGACAATCTGGCATCTGAAATTTTTGCTCGTGCTGAACAATCACGAGTTAACGCTATTTCTGCATCTGAGCAGCAAGTTGAAGTAGCTGTTCAGCTTGGTTATGACCGCAAATTGGCGATAGCTTTGTTCGCAGTAGAAGGCAGTTTCATAGCAGCTTGGAAAGTTTGTCGTGATGAAACTGTTGTAAACACTATGCGTGACAATGTTTACCGCAGTCTTGGTTACATTCATTAATTTATACTCTAAACGAGTAAGGAGATGAAGATGACTACTGTTATTAAAATGACATCTGGTATGACGTTTTCTGATGTACGCAGTATGGTGCAACGTGCAGTCGGTGGTGGTTTTGGTTATGATTTACGTTGCGAAGGTACTAATGGTCCGACTGTTCAGGCAGAACTGGAAATACTAGGTCTGTGCGACGAAGACCAAGCTGAACTAACTAAGCTATTTGCTGAATCAGTTCAACCAGTTCTTGCCAATTATTTTAATCAGTTCGAGATAGTTGTTAAGTAAGAAGGACCTTCCCGGTCCTTCTTTTTTTTTTGTTTGGGATGTATTTTAAACACATATATAGTATCTGTCTGTAGTGTTATTAAAATCTTAATTTCTACTAAATACTCTGTCTAGATAAGGGGAACCTATGAAAACAGACACCGTCAAAATAAACTTAAATAACATAAAAAAGAATATCAATAACAATTATTTCCGTTATCGGGATATGTTTTATAGAATGCTAGTGACCAATATTTGTGTTTATAACTGTATAAATTATGGTATGTTACAAAACACAATTATAGAGGAAAGTCATTACAGCCAATACTTTCTCAACATAGCTAATAAGCAGCTGAGCTTAGAAGAGATACTTTCTGAATTAAATATCATTAATGAACTACCTCTATATATGGACATCAGTCTGTATATAGAAGAATTCTTACAACAAAAACATATGAATAATTGTATCAATGTGTATAGCTTAACTATATCTGACGATGGATATTTGATCATTACTAATAAGAAGCTGCATAAAGGTAACATGAATGTATAGTAGAAGTATCTTTGTAAGATTAGATAAATTTCAAATAAAAACAATAAGCGACGCTATCATGATGCGAGAGTATCTTGAATCGTTTGTTTGTTATATTACGAAGAAAATTATAACAGATGCTTGTTATCCTCAAATGGATATTCGGTATGATTACAGTACTGCTAAAATAGATCATGCATTTAATACAGTAGAACACCTAGAAGTTCTTCCCAGTCTAAGAAACGGGCTGCTTGGTTTGAATCATGTTCTTACTAGAAATATTGAAGAAGTTATTCATGAATTTTATATGAGTAATTACGCTCAACTAGGAAGTCTTAATCTTAACAGTATGTTAATCAACTGCGATACACTATTGATAACATACGAATTCTTTCAGAAATAGGAGAAGGGATGAAACTGGCTTTGCTGTCTAATAATGAGAATCAAGAACTGTATCAAGAGCTTAAAAGAGAATTTATTTCAGAAACCTATGAACATTATGTAAAAACAATCATATTCGATATCTGTCAAGAACTTCAGATGGATGTGACTACAATGGTAGACTCTGATTTTCATAGAGAGCTTCGACAAACTGCGATAACTATTGTTAACAAGATCTGGCTTGACAATGTGATGAAATATATCACTAGTTCAGGACTCAGTACGTTTGTAAGTTTAATTGAACGTGGTATGCTTGGTCAGGATACTTTTGTTAATTTATTTTACGCAAGACAAATAACCGATCTAGTTCCTAAGTACTTTAATGTGCATCCAGAGGAATTAGATTCAATTACAGATATATTAACTAATAGACTGCACTGGATCATTAACAATATGTACTGTTCTAACACAGGACGATATAACGAAGTGCTACTTCGTATGTTGAATAACATTTATCTAATCGTTAGAAATATCCGTTTTAAGTACTATAAAATAGAACTTGATCAATTTTATAGACCTCTTCTCCTTTATACAGAAAAGGATAACAATGAAGCTTTTTATACTTAATGATCAAGTTGTTAAAAATATAATTGGTCGACTAACCGTAGAAGACAATATACGTGAAATAATTGAAAACATTATTCTCAGATATGATTACAGTTTTACAAACTTTGTGTATAGTATGTTTAGTGTTTACACGACTTACTATGTGCAACTGTTAGATGAAAACTCACATATCAACTATTTAGAAGCAAGTAATATATTTACTGAATTAACTAAAATGAATTTGGTCGTAGACCGCAGTAATGTGTTTGTTGCTGATGTATACGACATCATGTATGTAAGTCTGTCTTTTGAAAAGACTAGATTTAAACATTATTTTTACGAAGATACTTATAACAGGTTAGAAAACTTACTTGGTGTGGAAAATGCTACCACATACATGGAAGAAATTTTTGATGCGATGGAAACTATCTTCTCAGCTATTGAAGAGAATTTAGTGTTTAATATCGTCGAACGTGATGAAGCAAATACCAACATGATTTTCTATTTGGAGTTGACACCACACGGCTTGATGATTTACGTAATTTAGTTCTGAAAAGAAAAGGAGTGCTGCATGCAGCAAATGAACGTCATACCGAATACTCCAGAAGGAGTGTTAATGCGGTTAAAGGAGAAGATCTGTTTAGTCTTGGAAATTAATCCATCTACATTACGATTACTGGTTGATCGTTTTGTGACGATGACATTTCTGAACTCTCCAGGTCCTCGAATTAACTTTGCCAAAGTCAATATTAATAACGAGTTGACTAAAAATAAAATGACTATTAAGGTTTTCTTTAAGTTCTTGAGAATCTTAAATGTTAAAAAGGTACGTTTCTCTGTCACGATTGTTACACCTCGTGATAAAGAAATTACTGTATTTGACGAAGTTAATCTATTTACGACTGATTACCCAGACGAGGAATCATGAGTCGACATAATCTGTATATAGCCGATGTCACTGTGGATCAAAAGCTTGACGGATATTTAAGAAAATGTTTTCTGAATCACCTAGTTATATATAACCATTCACTTGAGATCCTGATCAATGATCCTGGAATCAAGTTTAAAGATTTAAAGCTTAAGTGCTACGAGTTTATAGAACAAAAAAATATCACCGAGTTTATGGGAAGTCCACTCTTCAATGAGTTGTATTATCAATATAAGAAATTTACAGAGAAAAACATTAAAGCAGCTAAGACACTGACAGGTATACACTACATCACCTTTTTAGTGAATGGTTATAACAATAAGTGTTTTAGTAAAGAAGGTAACAAACTTATTATTAATGGTACTGATGGGTTTATTGAACTTGACCAAGATTTACCAGAATTACCTGACGATAAGAAAATGTTATATTTTAATCTTAGTTATTCTAACCAAGAATCAAAATACCAGTTGTCTGTGTTTCAATGACAGAAAAAGAAGACCTAGGTCACCCTAGGTCTTCTTGTCTGTTATAAGCTTTGTAGACTTGGGTGGTTCTTTTTTTTCAGTCAAAATCTGAGGACATTTCTTTTCGATAATGTCATGAACTTTACTGAACTGATTTAATAAATAAATAGTAAAAACAACGTTTGCGACTAATAATAAAATGGTAAAGAACTTGATAGGGTTAAATTCTTTACTAGCGAAATTGTATTCACCCTTGTTAAACAAGGTCTTAAGGATAAAAACTTCGAGCAGTTTAAAGTACATGGGTATCTCCTTATAAATAGATTTTTTGATTAATTGAAACTTTTTGAAGGATATTGATATGTCTAAAGAAATAAAAGCATTTGTCACGAGTGACATTTTTGTTGATAATACGGTAAATGTTATATCACCACTATATGAAATTTCTGACATAGCCCTTACGTACTCTAAAAACAAGCAACAATACTTTTCAACCGTAAATCCATTATACTCTCTTTATTTATTTAAAGCAATAGAATTATCATCTTTAACTCAAGATGAAGTTAATGATATATTAAATGTCATTACAACGCTTAGTTCTTTCTTGACTACTACTCAACTGACAAGCAAACAACAGATTCTTATTTCGTTTACAAACGACTATAACTTAATGAACCCAACTAGTCCAGTTAGTAATCTGGTCTATAACAATACGGTTGATGTTAACTTAACACGTTCTGTCGATTATCTTTCATTTTCAGTAAAATCAATTAACTGTGAAATTTGGTTGAGTGATTCAATCTTCCGTACATTCTATCCTCATTATGATGTAAGTATTATTCTTCCTTTTGAAAATTTCCCAGCTATTGTCAATAACGCTGGTAATTTTATTACTGCCTTAGACGGATTTGATCTGTTAGCTTTCAATGAACGTATTGAAACAAATAAGGATGTTAGTCCAACGACATATACAAAGATGTTGAACATTCCTTATCGTGTTCCTAACACATCTATTTATAAGAACTGTTACTTTGCATTTAACATTTATGGTCTGCAAGGTAACTATGATTATATTCTTAAACTAGAATTGTATCAATATCTGACAACCACTTTAGCTATGCCTGGGTCTGTAGTTGAAGAACTGTTCCCAAGCATTTTAAACATTAACGAATTCTTTATTACACCTCGTTGGGATAAGATTGCTATTCCGTCACAAGTTGGCCAAGCTAGTATAGCAAGCCAGATTGCATCTGCATTCAGCGAAGAATTTGACGCTGATAAGTTTGTACAGGTTTACAATAATACAACTTATCTTAGAAATAATACCTATGCTGTTCCTTTTGATTACAACAACATTCTGTTGCATATCACGAATGGATTCTATTCAGAAGACGGCTTTAAAGATTTTAAACAGTACTTTGGTGATTTTATTACAGTAACTTCTACACATCCTGACTTTGCTCGTATGTCTCCACGTACTCAACATCTGGTTAGTTTGTTAGAAAGTATGTTGGTTGTTTCTAACTGTAATAATTCTACTGAGTTGTTTAATAACTTAATCGGAAATACAAGTTATCGTTTCACCATTATTAATCGTGGTGGTGTAAACTATATTTCATTCTTCCTTGAAAAACATCAGATTTATGTTCTTCCGAAGTACGAGTTCCTGCGTTTGATGTAACATATGAGTACACAGGGAGAATATTCTCCCTGTGTATTATTATTTTGTTTAAACATAGATTTTTTGATTAACATATTACCGAGGATTCAAAATGCCTGACGTGACTATTAACACACCTAATATTGGTATGGAGTCGTACTTCACTTTCAAAGAACCAATTAATACTTACTTTAAGAATAAATTCAATCTTGATTCTTTAACTCTTAAGCTCAAGGTTGTTAGTCTTATTTCAATGCGAGACATGATTCGTAACGATCTTCGTGATCCGTTCTCAGAATTATACGTTCCTGCTGGTTTAGATGAAGTAGAATATAAGAAAGATTTAAGAGACAACATTGCTATCATCTCTTTTTCTTTTAGAGATTTAGCAGGTGTTGAGAAATTTGCACGTTGTCCTATTAATTATATTAAGTCTATTGCAGATATTTCTAGTAAAGAATATATCAACAAGATGGTTGTGTTGGACTTAAATCGTCTTCCTTCTGAATTAGATACAACATTATTCTTTACAGACCTTGCTGATTTTATTGAAAGTAGAATCGGTATTGTTCCTGCTATAAAAGAAGTCAATATTGGTGATGTAGAATTTGTTACCCCAGATGAACACATCACTAGAGAGGCTGTTAGAACCAACATGGTTACAGTCCATAAGACACAATCAACACAGCTTCAAGAAGCAAATCTTCGGTATGACCAGATCATCCAAAGACTTCAAGATCTAAATATCTCCCTTGGCTAAAGGACATCTCCCCTGAACCTACCTGGTTCAGGGGAGATAATTATGTGATGCCTGAGTGCAAGGAGATTTTAAAATGAGTTTATTTACAGAGAATGATGCAAGGCTGTTAGATAAGACTCTGGTCATTCGTGAACAGCTTATCGATAACTTAATGAAAAAAGAGTTACCTACAGCAGCAAGAGACTTAGAAGTTTTTACAGGATTATTGGAATCTGTCGACAGAAGTATCTTATCCAAGGCTAAGGTTAAAGTTGATGAGAATGCTAACAAGACAAATGAAGAAACTAGACAGATCCTTAAAGGTCTTCTTATGGAACTTCACACCAATCCTGGCGCTGTTATTGATGCACCTGCTGGTTCATTCAGAGAAGTACCTGAATATAAACCAAGTGAAATTCAGGTTCATGACGGTGAACTTATACCTAAGATTGACAGCATTGATGTTAAAGCAATACTCGCAAACCAATAAGATACAGGAGAGGTCAACCCTCTCCTGTATCTAGTATTTTTTATTCCGCAAAAACTAATTTAGAAGTCAGAAGACTAAATGAATCAATGTAAGGTTGACGATCAACCAAACTTGCAACAAAGATTGCCTTTTCAGGACTCAGAGTAGGAACCTTAATCGCCGCTTTGAAATCTTTATAGAACTTATTAGGATCTATGTCTACAGGTAAAGTTATTTTATTATCAAGAATTTCTGTCTTAATAATCTTTTCAATTGGAAGCTTAGCTATGAAATCATTAAGAATCATCTCAAGCCTCTAAGAAAATTGCAGCGGTTGGATGAAGATCAAGTGTTCTATGACTGTCAGTGATTTCTGTTCTTGCTAAAAGACTAGCTGATTCGTTAGCATCAACAGCAGGTAAAACACTACCAAAATCAAAGTCACTAAATGAATCATTAGGAGTACATTGAAGCGATGAATTGCTTGCAGATATTTTCTTTAGATCAGACATTTTTGCATAGAGTCCTTTTTCTACATCATTAAGACTCATAAGGTTTGCAGGCTGAAGATTAGTACTACCAAGATTTTTGATATAAGAACCAAACTTATCCGATAGATTTTCGTATCTAAGATTATTGTCTCTACGTTCAGTTGAGACTAATGGGATATTTTTTAAGTCTCCAGTAGCCTGAAGAATATTTTTATATTGAGCACTGTTAGGAGCGTATGAACTTAACTGTGACTGCAAAGTTCCAACTAAGGAATTACGATCAGCGTAAGACATTTCAGAGGATCGTGCATTACCGATTACTGATGAAATATCACCACTAAGAATATTAGTAACCGCGTCACCTTGAGGGAACTGTGTAGTTAAACCTAAAGGCGCACTTGCTTTAAGAAAGTCAGAATAATAACCACTAAACTGACCAAAGGCACTACCAGACGTCACCTGGGTACCCATGTTAGGGATAACTTGACCCAGCTTACCCAATGGGTTAGCTGAAGCTGTTTCAGCCGGTGAGAAGCCTTTACAGAAGCGATCAAGCCATGTCAGTAATAAAGCAATTAGTAAACCAGAAAGAATGTTCTTGTTAAGCGCATAACCTAACATAAACATTTTTAAGAAGTCTAAGTTGTTACAAAGAAATCTAGCGCCGACATTTAACATATCACCTAAGAAATCTTTAACACCTTTAAGGTCAAGTGCTTTAAGTTTACTAAAGATATCTTTGACAGTTTGCGGTAACTCCATTCCGGAGATAGCGTTAATAGCTGAATCCATTGCGTCTTTTAATGTATCCGCAATATCATTATTAGTAATCATATCAGCCAGATCATCAAGATTAGACTGAAGTGTATCCATAATTCCACTGTCTTGAACTTCTTCAATAGCAGTAGAGGTTAAATCTGTAAAGCCAGTGTAAACACTATTGTCTACAAGTTGGGTAAAATCCTTAACACCTACATTTGTTTCTTTGTCAAGGAAGTTAAACCTCATCGCCGATATTGACATCGTGATCTCCTAAGCTAGATTTTGCCAAACCCTCGTTGTATTTATCAATCAATAGAGAGGAACTGACGATGTTGTTATAAAAAAGAATCGGTAAGAAGTTAATATTAACAGCACTAGATAGCAAGAATTCAACATAACCAAAAATGTCTTTAAAACCCATCTTGGTTATTTTAGCTATTTCATTAGTTTCATCTTCCACTTTAAAGATAGCTGGAAAGTATATTAATGTATCAGGAAGTTTTATTCTGTTTAATGTATCTGTGTGTTTTTCAATCCAGATATTTGCACGATAAATATAACAAGTATTAATATCTAAAGACTTAATAAAAAATGGTGTAATGTCTTCAACAGGTTTATTGATTAAAGTAACTAAACAACAAGAACCTAACTTAACAAAGAAAAGATTCTGTAAGACTTTAGCTTGCTGTTCAGTTAAATCAAAAGGATAAACATTCAATAGGATTTCAGGTGTTTTAGTTTCTCCGTAATACGTGTTTCTTTTTTGGAGATTCATTAACTTGGTCTTAATAGTATTAACGATATAGGTTACAGTTGATCTTTGAAGTAAATCGATAGTTAGGTTTTTACTTAATTTATCATACTCAACCATATCCACATTCTTGAAGATATCGGTTTTTCTGAAACTATAATCATCAGAAACAACAAACTCTGCTAATTTAACAGGGTCCATTAATTTAGAAAGAATAGCTTGTCTTAGATCTAACAAAGACTCAATGTCAACATAAATTTTACTTGTGTCAGCCATTATGTTTCCTTATATAGTGTTCGAGAGATGCATGGCTGTCAGATAAATCTTTAAAGTCTTGGTTGACTCAACACCTGTAGAATAATTCTCTAGTGTTTTAAGATTAGCATTACCGTAACGCAAGAACATTGCATTGTAAGCATTGAAACCATTACGGTCACCACCTCTGAATCGAATGAGTTCAGAGATTGTATTTTCAAGTCCCATACCAATCAACACTTGAAGTTCAGGGAAAGAGATCTTAGCACCCTTACTATCACCCGTTGGTTGATAAGTTAATTCATCAATAACCTTATTGTTATCAGGAATAGAAACTTTCTTCATCAAAGTCTGAGACTGTCTACGATACGGAAGATCCACGATGAGATATTCAATCGGTGTTTTGTAATCAGGTCCATCTTCGTTACCAGCATAGATTAATTTCTCGAAGTACTTTAAACCATACTTCTCAGCAACCTTCAAGTTGTTTTCGACAGTTAGACCTTGAGCCTCATACAAAGGCTTAAACAAAACAAGGAATTTAATACCATCTCGAATGTCTTTCATGTACTGCTCAAAGTCTTTATCAGACATTAAAGCAAAGGCTTTTTTATACTGTTCTACATTGTAGCCGGTAGGTTCAACATCTTTACAAAATTGAAGAATAAAATCCTCAGCTTTTTTTCTATTGGACATGGTATTCTTTTCCATTAAATATATAGTCACAAAATTCTTAAGTTATTAAAAATAGTATTTAACCCTTAGGCTATGACTCATCATTTGAACGTATTTTTCGATTTCACTAAGGAGCTAATATGAGACTTAATATGACACAGCAAGGCGGACTTGCTGACGAATTCGTGGCTGGTGGTGGTAATGTTTTAAATCCGCTTATTCTGGCTGGTAACCCTGTATCACCGTTAGAAGCTGCAACGAAACAATACGTAGATAATAGTTTACTGTCATTGAATATTAACAATCTCATCGGTGGAACTATTCCTGGTAATCGTTTCCCTGCTATGAATGGGGATTTAGTTAGTTCTTCTGGTAGTGCAAATCTTGTTTTAGGTAACACAGGTGTAACACCTGGAACATATGCTAAGGTTTCTGTTGATAATAAGGGTCGTGTTACAAACGGCATGCCGCTTATTGAATCAGACATCCCGTCATTTAGTTGGAATAAAATTACATCAGACATTCCGTCAACTTTGAGTGGTTACGGTATCACTGACGCACTACCTATTGGTGGTGGTACTATGATGGGTCAGCTTTCTATTACTGGTACATCTACGTCTGCAAATGAACTTGTTAATAAAAATTATCTTGACAGTGTTATTGGTGGTACGACAGGTATCGGTGTTGGTGATATCATCACTAAAATTGACGCTACTACACCGACTGGTTTCTTGAAGTGTAACGGTGCTGAAGTTGAAAAGTCAGTTTACTCAGATCTTTATAATACGGTCGGGGATAAATATTCTAGCTTTGGTAACTATGGTAACGGAATGCCATGGAAATTTCAATCCCAGATAAATAACGCATATAACGAAAATCTTAATAATTGGACAGCGGTACAACCACTTCCTGGGATTTTAGATTTGGCGTCAATAGTTGTAACTAAGAATCGTGTATATATTCTTGGTGGTTATAATGGCACTAGTTTTACATCTACTGTTTATACCGCACAAATTAATAATGATGGTACGATAGGACCTTGGTCTGCTGGAACATCATTACCTGGTGCTTTGTCATTAACTAATGCTATTGTTATCAAGAATAAAGTTTATATTTTAGGTGGTCAGAATGGTACAAATACAGTAACTACCGCTGTTTATGTTGCTGATATTAATGCAGATGGTACTTTAGGAACTTGGGGGAATGGTCCAGCCTTACCTCTTGCATTTGCATACTCACAAGCTTTTGTAAATAAAAATAAAGTTTATGTTGTTACTGGATTAAATGGTGGTGCCGCGTACTCACACGTTTTATCTAGTGTCATTAAAGAAGACGGCTCACTAGAGTCTTGGGTTACGGAACAACCAATACCAGCTGCTATCTATGCTACTAGTTTATTAGTAACCCATAGCCGTGTTTATATTATTGGCGGTAGTGATACTTCTGTTCATAAAAACACTGTGTATTCTGCTGTTTTAAATTCAGATGGTTCTATCGGGTCATGGTCAACTGTTCAGAATTTCCCGGTAACACTTACTTTAGCAGCAGCATATGTTGTTAAAAACTATGCTTATATTTTAGGCGGTCATCAAACAAATTCTCCTAGTAATGTCATTTATAAAGCACTTATTAATACAGATGGTACTTTAGGTGATTGGGTCAATGCAGGTACTTTACCAGTAACAATGACCTACATCACTGGTAATATTGTTGCCACTAAAAATCATCTTTATATTATTAGTGGGTATTTTAATTCAGCACATTCTGCGAATGTTTATTACACCGATATTAGTGGTGGTTTAAACGACTACTCTAGTTATTATTCGAATGTAATTGAGCAAAACTATATGGTTGCTGGTTCTGGTAAACCTTGGCAACAACAGTATCAGATCAATACAACTCAGTCTGACGATATCACTGGTTGGGTAACTGATTCATCACTTACTCCTAATACCAATTATAGAGTTTCAGCAGTTGCTACTAAAAATAGAGTTTATATGATTGGTGGTTGGAATGGAACAGTAGCACAAAACTCTGTTTATTCTGCTCCGGTTAACTTAGATGGTACATTAGACGTTTGGGCTGCAGAAACCAATTTCCCGGTTGGTGTTTTTGGTGGTCAACTTGTTGCTGTCGGTAATAAACTTTACCATATCGGCGGTACTAATAATTCTTCTTATTACGCATCGGTCTATTCTTGTGCTATCAACTCTGACGGCACATTAGGTACATGGACTGTTACCGCTAACTCTTTGCCTGTCGCTAGAGCACAAGGTCAGGTTATCGTAACAAGAAATAGAATTTATTACTTAGGTGGTTACAATGGTGGTTATTTATCAACCGTTTACTCTGCACAAGTTTATCCTTCTGGTGAAATAGGTGTTTGGACCGCAGGAACAAATCTTCCTATTGCCATTTGTCATGCACAAGTATTTATCACTAAGAATCGTGTTTATTTAATTGGTGGTCAAACAACAGGCGGAACATGGTTAAATAATGTTTACACTGCGCCTGTTAATGCTGACGGCACAATAGGTTCCTGGGCTTCTGGTACATCTTTACCAGTTGCTTTAGGTGAATCTAGTTTATATGTTACGAAAAATACTGTCTACTTGTTAGGTGGCGGTAATACCTCTGGACCTAGTTTAAGTGTTTACAAAGCATCAATCAATACTGACGGTGTTATTGGAACATGGACAGCTGGTACTTCATTACCCGGTGTTATAAATATTTCACCGATTGTTTGTCTTAATAATAGAATTTATTTGCTCGGTGGCGCTAATGGTGTCTCTGGATCAAATCTTATTTATTCTGCACCTATTCTTGAAGGTTCTAATGACTATTCAAGTTACTATGCAGAAGATACTACTAATTATACATATCCTGGTGCTGGTCGTCCTTGGGAAAGTCAATACCATTTTAACACAACACAAGCTGGCGATATTACAACCTGGACTACTTCTGCAACAGGTGTAATGAATATTTATCTTCATATTGCTATTGTAACCAAGAATCGTGTCTATGTTGGCGCTGGTGCTAGTAACGTTATGCACACAGCTCCTATCAATAGTGATGGTACTTTGGGTTCGTGGACATCATTAGGTGCTGTGCTTCCGGTGTCACCGAGTTATGCTAGTGCTATTGTGACTAAGAATCGTGCATTTATTATTGGTTATACCGGTACTAATGCAATTCTGACAGCTCCAATTAACGCTGACGGTACTTTAGGTACTTGGTCTTCGCTTACAAATGTTCCTGTAACTTTCTCTTTTAACACAACTTTTGTTACAAAAAATAAATTGTACGTTGTTTCTGGCGGTGGTGCTGGAACTAATGTTTATTATGCAGACATCAATGCCGATGGAACTTTAGGTGGTTGGAAATTAAATCCATATAGTTTCCCGGTAACTACAAATACAGGTAGAGCACTTGTCACCAAGAACCGTGTTTATTTTATTGGTGGTAATACAGGTGGTGGTGGTGTTACCACTGTTTATACTGCTCCTATTTCTGCTGATGGAATTGTTGGTTCTTGGACTACGGGTCCTTCGCTCTTAACTGGTGTAGAAGCTCCTGTTATTCTGGCAACTAAAAATACTGTAATTATTGGTGGTGGTTGGACATCTGGAACACAAACTAATGTATCTCAGATTGCTACAATCAATGAGGATGGAACTATTGGTAACTGGTCTTATGGAACAGTCTTCCCGATGTCTTTCCATTCTGCTACCCCTGTTATCACCAATGGTAAAGTACATTTAATCGGCGGAGCCATCGCGTCAGGTGTTGCTAACTCTAATATTTACACTGCTAATTTTGTCGGTGGTTTGAATGATTACTCTTCGTATTTTAATGGTGATATTCTTCCTATTGAACAATTTGTAACAGCTGCTAAGTTTAAGTTACCGGATGCTTCTTTCAGTAACGATAACTTGAATTACTTTATTAAGTACTAAAATAATAGAACTAGGAGAGGATATCCTCTCCTAGTTCTTAATATTCTTCTTTCTCAACTTCTTTTGCTGCTGTCTTGTTTACCATACGACGAAGGAATCTAGCTTCTTCACGCCAACCAGATCCATCACCACGTTCTTCACTAAGTGATTCAAACTTACCTTTCCAGTATTGTTGATTACCGATAATCATAGCAATCACAATAGTAAAACCAAGAAGCAAAATAAGCAATTCAGTTTGTGTGAGAGAAATAACTATCATGGGAAATAAGCATCCTGATTTTGAACAATAAAAGGAAGAATAACGATTTTAATATCATCGAGCCAGCTATTAGAATCATTAGCTGAATTCAATGCAATACGAATTTGTGCAGGCGGTTGGAAGTTGGCAGAAACAAGAATCTTGAACAACATGGTTGTCAGCATAGAACGTTGGAAACCAATGTTCTTGTCATAAGCTTCGATAAACGTTGGATTAGTCTTGATATTATCAATACCAGATTGCTTAAGACAAAGTCTTTGTGCTTCTTTTATTACTTCTTCGCAAAGGTTCAGATTTTCCATGTTGTTACCTCGAATGTTAAAAATTAATCCTGTTCACATACTTTAGATACACTGAAAAAGGACTCTAAACTATGTTAGGAATATTAAAAAAGTTGTTTGCTGGTAAAGAAGAAACAGCTAAGGTTGTATCAAATAATCAAGAGCTTATTGAAAAACTATATAATCTTACTCACGACCAAATGTTGACTGAGATTATAAATAAACCGCATAACAAAATTCTTATAATGAATGTTTATTATGTGTCATTCAATGATTTACTATTTAACATTATTTCAAAAACTGATGAACGACAAATCGCATCTGTCAATGTGTTCAGTTACTTTAAAGATATTGATGACTTAAACTATACCATAAAAAGAATTATTCCTATTTTGGAATCTAGTGTTGTAAACATTAAGGTTATTCATGATCTTAATGAACTTTATGACAGTATTGAATTTTTAAGATTGATAGAGGAATAATCATGAGTGAGTTAAAACTTTATTCATTAGGTATTGTTGTTGAAGATAAACCAGTTGGTTCTGACTTTGTTATGGTCACACCAATTGAAGTGCTTAATATTCAAAAAGCAGGAAATATTAAAGACGCTCAGACAAAGTTTGAAGGCACTTTAAAAAATGCTGATGATAAAAACTTTGCTACTGAACTGAATTCCAGTAGTTATCTTAAGGCTAAATGGTTAGCCTTTGGACAAAGTAATCGCATTACTTCTCCTGATGTTGTAGCCAATGAAACAGTTGTTTTATTTAAGTTCGGTGATGTGGATGAATATTACTGGACAACTATCTTTAGAGAAGTAGAATTAAGAAGACAAGAAACTGTTCTTTATGGTTTCGGTAATCTTAAATCTGGTATGGCTGCGTTTGATAAGTCAACAAGTTATTGGTTAGAAGTTGACACCAAGAAGAAAACTGTTAAATTCCATACCGCTATGAACGATGGCGAATATACGGAATACGATATTGTTATTGATACTAAAGCGGGAACATTCTCGTTGAAAGATAAGAAAGGAAATACTTTCTTATTAGATAGCAAACAAGATAAATTTATGGTTAATGCATTAAAAGAAATTGAAGGTACTGCTGGACAGGTTATTAATCTAAAAGCGCCGACAATTAATCTTGAAGGTAATGTTAATATTAAAGGTAATGTTAGTACTACCGGTAATACTAGCACACAAGGTAATGTCACAATGACTGGTAATTTTGATGTCAGTGGTAATGTTAACGCAAGTGGAACCGTTACCGATGGTGGCGGAAATACTAATCACCATTCTCATTAAAAATTACTGAAAAAGAAATATAGTTGACCAAGAAAATTAGGAGCGATAATGCAAGTAATGTTTAAGAACAAGCCAGCTTTTACGGAAGTTGATCCTTGTAAGATTTTCTATAATGTTGGATCTCTATTAGACATTCCTACCGGTAGATATGTTCGCGGTAAAAAAGGCGAGAACATTATGAATGGTGGTCTTAGTGTGTTTACCGCTATCATGGGTAAGGGTAACACTTATAAGACGAAGCTTGCACGTTATATGATGTTATCTGCTGCAAGTAAAGCAGCAGCGGCAGGCTTTCTACCCTATCTAAATACTTACGACACAGAGGTTAATGTTGATGTTGAACATTGTTTAAATCTCTCTCGTAAATTTGATATCTTTAAAGACATCGATCTTTGTAAAGAAGGTGCATGGAGCATCACAGATAAAACTCACCACTTGGGTAATGAGTGGTTTAAGTTGTTAAAAGACTTCTTAAGAAATGAAAAAATTAAGAA